GATTTGGAATTATTGTTCTTACTCTCCAGCTTCCAACCATATTTTCGTCAACCATACAGTCGTTATCTAGCCATATATAAATTGACTTATTTGAAGTATTGATTGTTCCGATTCCAGATACATTTTCATCTAGCTTATTTAAAACAAACCTTAGACTGTTTGGATTTGATAAAGTGCTTCCGATGAATATATCAGATGGACTCAAAGACTCCTCTATTGAATACTTTATTCCAAAGATATTTATTCTTGACTTTGACAAAGGGTCTAATGTTCCTATAAACATCTTATTATCTAGGTCTGAGATGCCGTCTATTTCTGATGTGAATGCTGATTCAGAAGCAAACCAAGAATCAAGATTTAAAATTGAGAATACTTGGCTGTAATTTCCTGCAGAAATCAAATCTGAATAAACCATAGTTCTTGTTGTATCATTTAGCTTGTAAATGACCAAGTTTGAAACAGGATCTCTATCTACAGATACATATAAATTCTTTGATGTAAAGTCTACAAGCTTAGGTAGATTGCTGTATCCATACTTTGAAACAGAATCAGAAGCTTCAGTTGTGACTGATACAGCTGTAAATAATAGGGCTCCAGATCCGCTAGGAAGTGCCGAGTTTATCGCTTCGCTTCCCATGGCGGTTGTATACTGTGCATTATCTGGAATCTTATTTACTATAAAACCAGAAACTATAGTTGATTCTGATATGTCATTAAATTCTGATCCACTTACATCTAGCAAACTTAAGACTGAATAAATCATTCCATTGTTTGATATAAACTTAAGACCAGATAGTTTTGTAGTTATAACATCATATTCATCTAGCAAGTAGCCTATATCTATATTATCATCAAGTACAATCTTAGCACTATTGAATGTTTGATCATTAAATAATTCTAGTGATTCAAAGTCAGAGTACTCGATACAATTACAGTTTTTAACTTCAAATGGCCCATCATAATTTGGCATTGTATTTTGAGTTACCTCCACTTCATCAAGTGAAAATACCTGTACTCGCCCAGTGACTGGATTTTTAACCGGAATAAAGGTTCCTATTGCAAAGAATACCTTGGAATCATCGCCTATTGATATAGTTAGCGGACTTGAATAATAAGATAGTAGTATCTCTAGATTTAGAGTAAAAAATCCTCTTGATGAAGCACCTATTGCGGATGAGAAGCTTGGTATGCCTAGCCCAGAAAGTCTTTCTGATAAACTTGTTATTTTTTCATAAAAGTCAGATAGATACTCGCTACTATCTGACATTTCAGCTCTTAATGTAAATTCATGATTTGATTTTTTAAATGGAGTTAATCTATCGTGGTACTTTGTTATTCCATAAGGACCAACAACAGTTTCATTTGATATATTGGAGTAATTTACAAGAGTAATGCTGCTTCCGGTCCAATCTGTAAATCCAGATCTATCGTTTGATGCAAATAATTCAAAATTATCTTTTTTAAATATATCTTGATTCAAAATAAGTGAATAAGAAATCTTTCCCATACTTGAAAAATCAAATGATATATTGGCATCATTATCTATTCCATACCAATCATTTCTTATCCAACAGCTAAATGTTCCCTCATTTACATTTAGACTTGTTGCTGCAGGTGCCTTTATGTTTGTATCGCCTGCAATAACAATTCCTGAATCAAATTTTCCAGATTCAAATGTTAATTTGCCAGAGTAGCTTAGCTCTGAAGGATTAAGGAAGTCTCTTCCAAGTATCCATTCTCCAAAGGCAGACTCTGTAATTTCTGGAGATTGATCTGTGAACTTTCGAATAAGATTGTCAAACGACTCCTTTGTAGGACCTCTTGCAAATGACTCTATAGTTCCTTGTAAAGCTTTCCTGTATAGTTCACGATCCGTCATAGGTGTGAACTTTGTAAAGAAAGGTATCTTTGTTAAAATTCCAAAGTTATTCTTTAGGGCGTCTCTTAATGCACCATACTTGTAGGTTACATAGTATCTTTCGCCTTCTGAGATAGAATTATTTATTTGCCAGTTTAGCTCATTGTCTCCGTATTCATATGATACAAATAATGAATCTATAACTTCTGTATAGTTATAAAATATAGCTCCAGAAGCATAATTTACTGCTATTCTAGTTCCTTCTACTGGAATATAATTCTTTATATATGTTATGGTAATGTCGTCACCAGTAACCAAGGATGATTCTTCTGGTATATAAACCTCTAGATATCCATCTGTATAGCTTAGCATCGCCTCATCTGTTAGATCTACGCCAGTTGTTGCATTTATTATGCTATAAATAAATCCAAAAAATTCATCATAAACTCTAAATGTATATCCTAATGATAGCCTAGCCTTTGATGTGTAGTATGTTTTTAGGTCAATAAAGTTTTTACTTAAAACAACATCGTCTGGACATATATTTCTACCTCCAAGCTCTTTTGATGTTGCTAGATCTGAGTAAACTCCTGGAGAAACTCTGTATGACTCAACCTGAGATGTTCTTCCGAACAAATCTGGAAGTGTAAAGACACCAGTAACTGCGGTTGGATTCCATTTTGTATAGATTCCATAATCGCTTGTTACAGTGCATGTTGGAACTGTTGTTCCATCGTCAAGAATTATATAACCGTCTCCTGGCAACTCTAGGCTTTCATTTAAATCTTCTATTAAAATTCCATTGTCTACTTTTGTTTTTTCAAATGAAATAACTGAGCTTGAAGAGTCAATATAGTTTTTCTTTTTATAGGTTCCATCTGATGTTATTATATTTAATCCATTAGATGATATCTTTGAATAAGTATAGGTAGCTCTGCCTAGATCTACATCAAATGTATTTCCTACAGCTACGTGTATTACTCCACCCTTATAATCAACTACATAATCTCCAACATTCTGCAGTCTTGCTAAAGCTGAGTTAAAGCTTGAAGATATATCGTCTGTTGATACATGATTATTCACAGCTTTATAGTAATCATAATCAGTTGTAAATTGCTTTTCTGTTATAAATATTTCTTTATCTAATGATAATGATGAGCTTGTCAAAGATCCAATAGAATCTTCTTGCTCATTTAATATATATTTGTTTTCTAGACTTACAGATAAAGATACCAAACCTATGTAATATTCTTTGGATAAATCTGGAACATCAGATGTGGCTGTCAATGCTATGTAATTTATATTTCCAGATCCATCTGGAGCACCAAAAAACTTTACATTCATATTCTGTAAGTCGCCAGATGCTGTCTTTAAAACATACTGAGAAGATGTTACATCGACAAGATGCGATTGTATAGGAGGACTTATTTGTATGTTATTTATACTATCGTTGTTTGTAACTTTAAATTTAGATATAGGGCTGACAAATTTAAAGTAAGGACTTATCTTCTCGTCTTGAGATATTTCAAATTTTGCAACCTTATTCTTATGAGAAACAAACCTTGGAGGATTTATAGCGGAAAAGAATACTTCACTTTTTGAAGCATAAATAGGCTTATATACTTCTCCCGTTGTTTGATTTGTTATATTAAAAACTTTAGTTATTGGTGAGTTCTTTGTTTTCAATGAGAACGAAGATGTTACATTTGATGCAACTTCCTCATTGAGTATCTCTATATGGCACTCTGATTTGTAATCAACTCCATCAACAAATATTTGCTGGTATGTAAATCTTATTACTGCTTCGGCCGCAACTAGGTCTCTTCCGGAAGTTGCTACAAAATCATATGAAGATAAGAAGTAATCTAAGTTTGCTTTAAACTGTCTTCTGTATGTATATTCTGCTATATACTGTCCAAAGCCTGTACCCACTGCAGAGGTAGTTCCATATACAATTACTTCTCCTGTGCTATAGTTTACTGAGTACTCTCCGTAATTAGATGGAAGTTTTGATGTGCTAAACTGAATCTCTGTTTGAAATGGAGTTTCAATGTACTGAGATAATGATCTAAAAGTTATATTATTAAATGATAATATATCTCCGGCAGCATCTGTTATTGGTGCATTTTTTAAAAAGAACCTTGATATATTTTGTGGAATAAGCTCGCTATCAGTAGATTCTATCGAGAAGACTTCTATTGAGTCACTTGATATATTCTTTGACAAATCTTTATATAGATAAGATACAGTTACTGTATCTCCGGCTGCTGGCATTATAAAACCAGATGATTCTGATAATAAAATCTGATTTGACTTTAATCCAATATAGGAATAAGCCCTATCTGGATCATATCTGTTGTCCAATATAGAATACTTAAACCCATCGATATTGTATTCGTATGAGGCTTCTTCGCACTCTTCTGTAGCTGCTTTTGTAACTACCAAGCTTTCTAGCTTTATAACATTATTACTTGATAAGTTTAATAAATATCCTGATATATTTTTCTCAAGATTTGAAAATGTAAATGTTTCTGTTTTTAAAGTTTGCTGTAATGATATTGGAAAGTCAGAAATAACTCTCTGAGAAGGAACTGGTGAGCTAGAATTTGCAAGTATTTCTCCAAAGATTAAATTCTCTCCGTTTCTATATCTTGAAACATATTCAACCATATAAGCATTTTCATTTGCAAGTCTATCTTTTGCGCCAGAGCTTCTTATTCTTTGTTCATTTTCAGATCTTATTGAAATATAATTATCAGATAAAACCTCTCCAATGTTCTTTTGTATGGTATATAGCTCTTCTGCATTATTTGATATTAGATTTTTTACCAAACTTCCTTCTATTGAATATGTTTTTGGCACACTCAATAGCATTCTGTCTCTTACCGGATTAAAGCTATCAAAGCCTACAAAGTAAAGAACTCGGCTTATATCATCGTTTACAAGCCTATCACCATCGTTGGCTGAAAACTTATTTGTTCCGTCTTTTAACGTTATAGTATAAAGATTTTCTTGGTTATGTGGTCTTGTAGTTAGAATTACACTTGTGCCAGATACAAAAACTTCTTCTATTGAAATAGAGTCATTTATTCCGGATACAGATAAGATATCAAAATTATCAACGGCAATAAGATTGCTTAAATCTTTATTAAATGATATTTCTATTGTTGTAGATGATGTAACTTGTAAGCTAACTGGTCTTAGAGCCATTGTAATCCTTAATTAATTCTAAATTTATCTTTAGATACAGCAGTAATTGTAATTATACCTGGTACAATTGTTTGATTCTCTAAAGCTGAAATAAAAGCTTTTCTTCCAACCTTGCCTTCTTCATTAAATAATGAAATATTAACTGAATCAACGCCCCTTACACTTGCTGCTGAATATATTATATCTGAGTAATCAATCCTTGATCCTAGTGATCCGGTATTTAATATTCCAGATATCGCAGTTATTACATTTTGTTCTATTGTATCTGCTTCTGATATAAAGTCTTCATTTACAAGTATTGTTCCAGAGACATCAACACTTATGGAGAATGCTTCCTTAACAAGTACGTCTGCAGTAATAGGTCTGGACTTCTCAATTGCGTTTGTAACATCAATTACTAGATTGTTTATATTATAAGTTATAGTCAGTCTTTCGCCATCCTTTGGAGCTATAAAGTCATAATCACAATAATAACTAGTTGAGCTTGTTGGCTGTGTAAAAGCCAAGACTTCAAGAGTTCCCTTTAAGATTCCTGCAGTGCTTTTAAATCCTGATGATATAGAAATCTTGTTTATTATTCCATATGAATTATTTGTTACTTTTGTTCCAGATGATCTAAATGAAACTTCTTCTTGTGCTAAAAGATTGTAAACCTGGCATGTAACATATATGGTGTCACCAGAATTAAAGGATGATGGATTGGATGACAATGCTGATGTTGAGAAGCTTAAAGTAGAAAGAGAGGTATCTACTGCGCATCTCTTTTTGTCATAAACATTTGAGTAAAGTGAATAACCGTGTACATCTAATGATGTTGTTGCTGATCCTGACTTTACTTCAACTTTATTTACTCTTGCAATTCCATATTGAGATGTGCTGACAGTTCCAACAAACCCCTTTAGTGCATTTGTTATATCAACTACTCTTCCAGATGTATCTTTTCCTTGTACCTCTAAAACATAGGTATTAAATGACACGCCCTGTATTCTAAACTTTCCAGGGTTTGCTATATTTGCAGCTATAAGCTTTAGCTGTGTTGGGCTATATCTTATTGTATCAGTTTGAATACCAGAAGTAAATTCAATATCCATTGGCTGCCTTAGTGTATTTACAGTATCAGTTGATAATATTAGCTCATTTGATCCAGATATACTTAAAATAGGAAGCTTTGATAAATCAGCCTGTGATACTAGCTGGTTTATATTTGCAACATAATCAATATAAATAGGAAGATTATTTGTATAAAGTATGTTAATTATAGATTCTAAATCGTTAGCTTCTCGTACTGATTGTCCAGGTAAAGTTATTGTTGAGTTGGCATAGCTTGCATCAGATTCATCAAAATTATATAATTCAATTTTATTATAACTTACCTCTACAGAATCACCTATTACGGCGAGTGAGTCTGAAGGAAGAATGATTTTGTAGCCCGTTATTTTTCCGTCTGATTTGGTGGTATTAAATAGTTCTAAACCATCTAGAGATCTATATACTCTGACTACATTAGTAATCTCTGAGCCTATATCAACACCATAAAGTGTCTCTCCGTCAATAACAAACTGCTCTACGACTGTAGTAATTCTTGTATCTGTATATACAGATGATATTGCTGATATATTATTTGCAGTATTTACAATATATTCTGATGCATCCAAGCTTAGCTCAACTGAAGACTCCTCACCCATTATTCCGTTTGGAGAAGTCCAATCTATAGTGTCTTGTGAGCTAGAATATGAAAAGGTTGAGATATTCTTTAGGCCAGCATAATCTATTGCTTCATTAAAGTATTTTCTCCATATGTAATTAACTACGACAACATCTGATGGAGATGGTAATTGTTTTCCGGATATATAAACTTCTCCAGCTAGATTTAATCCAGATACTGAATCTATATTTTGATTTGAAACCAAATATACTTCACCAGTTGTTACGTTTTGAACTCTTGATACTCTTAAAACTGGATAATGATTTAGTTTAATCATAGACTTAGATGACTTGCTTATTGTTGCAATATCATTTGTCTCTACGATGTCTGAATATACTGAATTTAAATTGCTTATTCCGCTAAATAAAACAGAATCTATACTGTTATTCTTTCCTTTAGTAAGAACTTCTCCAGTTACAGCTTTCTTATTTGATATAAAATGAATCTTATCAAAACCAAACGGACTTCCTCCTACGTCTGGAGAATCATCTTTTACTAATTCATAGTTTCCAAGAACATTTCCTGAATTATCTGTATAGCTCTCTACAAGCTCTCCTGATAAGCTTCCAACAATAGAGACCATTGTTGACACTGGCTGTAAAGGTATATTTCCACCATTCATTGCAAGAACTCTTCTTTCATTTATTGTTCTTGTTAAATCCTGATCTGATTGTCCCAATACAAAGTCATTCTCAGCTCTTGTTGCATCTCCTTTTCCAGATAAATCTGTATAAATATACGACTCTGATACTTGGCTTGTTTTATTTCCAAGAACGTATATGTCTACTTTTCCGCCGGTTCCTGAGTTTATTATTCTAGTTGAATTATCAGAAATAGAGATTGTTTCTGTTCCATCTCTTAGCATTAGTGAGCTTCCAGGCTCTACAACCAAAGCGTCTTGCACTCCACTTACAGACAAGGCTACATTTCTGTAGCTTGCGCTTGTTCCTATGTTTGCCCCACTAAATACAGAAAGTATTCTTGATCTAAAAGAGTCATCTTGCTCTCTTGAAGTACCACCTGCAAATGATGACAAATTTGTTACTGTTAATCCATTGGCCTCAAGATCTATTGTTATAACCTGTAGTGATGATATATTTCCTGATTCACCAACTCTAGAGCATTCTACAGGTATTTCTATTACATAGTTTGCTGATATACCTGCAATATTTAAAGATTTTCTAAGTCTATTTGCATTTGCAGACAGTCTTCCTTTATCGGAAACAGAAAGAGAATAGTTTCCCAAAACTTTATAAACAAATCCATTTCTTGCAGTTACTGTTGTTCCAGTTGGAATAGGAATATCATAAGTTAAAGTATTTATACACACAACTATATATCCAGAAGCTGGAGATCCAGTGGTTCTCGCTATTCCAAAGTTACTTGCTAAATAATCTAGGTCTTGTCCAGATGAGGTTGCTAATGATTGCTTCTGTGATACAATATTTAATAAGTTATAAAACTTAGATATCTGATCAGCAGTAAGGTCTATAAACAAATCCCTAGATACAGTACCAGGCTTTGTATCTAGGTTTGGCTGGCTTATCTTAAGCCTTTCAATCATTGAATTTACTATTTCACTAAATCCTCTTGTTGTTGACATGTTTCACCTTATACTAATCTTATTGTTATATTATCAAATACTTCAGTAAGTTGCTGTGTTAATATTGATAATCTTAGGTTATACATTCTTGGGTCCAGATTATCCCTTCCTACCTGCACATCAAGTACAGAGACTATTACCTCTGATGGATAAAGCGTTTGATACCTTGCTTGAGATCTTTGCATGCTCATTAATGTATTTATAGATGATATAACTGAACTTTTAATTTCATTTTCAGTTATTACTATATCTGCAGATCCTATTTCTAATTGACTCAAGTTACTTCCATAGTTTACATGATACTTATTATCGCCAAATGTTGTTAGCAATATCTTAAGTATATCTTGTCTTAACTTCTGATTGCCGCTAACCAAAGAAATAGTACCATCTCCATTTAGCTGCAAGTCTCCTTTTGCTATCTTTAAATCAAATGACATTTTTTATATAACCTAAATATTCAAATAAAAATAATAGATATTTATGCTACATAAAATATGGAAAAGGTTTATATATTTTTTAACAAATCTATAAAAATATTATAATAAGTATAACAAACTGCAGTAAGGTCACTTAGCGCCAAATATACAGCCTTTTCATCAACCTTTCTTCTAAAGTCTTCTGAAAGCTTTAACTCATTAAACATAAGCTCTCTTTGGCTTCTGGTTAGTAACGCAACTAAAGTTACTTCGTCTATTGTTAATAAAGATATTGCAACAACTAAAAAGTCTACCATTCCGATTCCACTTATAATACCAATAGAGGTTTCAATATCTTTTGTAGGTTTTGTTCCTGCCGAAGCTGCTGCGTTTCTATCTCTCTTTATTTCATCTGATCTTTTGTTTATATAATTTCTTGGAACTTGAACTATATTTAATAGGGATGGCATAAGTGATGAATTTGATATTGAAGAATCTCTTCTTGTGCTAGCCTGAAGATCAAGAACGCTCTGAGCTTCTGTAGTTCCAAGCACTAACATCAAAGAGTCTTCTATCAAAAGCATTGCGTTTAAAGTCTTCTCCTCTTCTTGTTCTCCTGTGGGCTTTGCTGGTATGGCGGCAGTTGGTAATGCCTTCTCTGTAATGCAGCTTGAAAACAAAGTCATTTTATTTTTCTTTTGTGACTTTGATATTGCAGTTATAGACATTCTTGTGTTTTTTGCTAATACTGCCAAAGATTCTAGCATTCTAACTATTAACAAAGACTCTATATACCCAAGTGTACTTCCTGATATATCATCTACCGGAATCTGTCCTTCATCTGACAGTACCATCTCATTAGATATATATTGTTTTGTTCCAGATATTACGTCCATTCTTATTCTTATTATTGTTTCTAGCAATGATGACTTCAAAGTCTTCCTATTTAAAACTCTTTTATTCTTAGGAAGAAATGGCTCAGCTATAACCTTATCTCCATCATTTATACACTTTGCAATCCTTCCATCTTGAACCATAGGAAATAATAGTGAGCTATAATTGAAAAATATATTTTCAAGATTGTTTACAGTCATGTCTGATTCTTTTTTATAAACTAGCTCGTACAGCATAAAGCCTATATCGTTGATTGATGGAGCATTATCAGCTTCACTTGAATTTTTCCCTATCATATAAATATAAGTCAAAAAACTGCCGTAAAATAAGAAAAGATTATCTGAAAAGAAAGCAACGCCTTGTTCAAAGTCTTGACCTCTCATATCTTTAGATATCTGTACGAATAAATCAGAATCAATACCAGATTTATCTCCAGAAAACAAATCAGCATCTGGACCAGTAATATCCAAGGTTTTACTCACCCTGTCTAATAGAAGCCTATAGTTTTCTTTATAGTTATCTTTGGTTGAAGAAAGCAATGCATTCATTGCATCTGACATTTCTATTATATTTTTATAATATTCCTCGCTTAATCCATATGTTTCTTTTAATAATATTTCAGAATTTAACTGCGAATACATATCATAGTGTGATATTGATTTTGAGCATCCATATATAGCAGAGGCTTGCCTTGCATCAAGAAAGCTTTCAATATTCTTTTCATCTACTGCATAGTTCTTAAGCTCTCCAACTGTATTTATTATTGGAAGCTTATATCCAACCTCTAAGCTGTCAGAGGTTGGAAGGCCTACCATTCTATAGAAAGCATTATGAGCACTTTCTATTACAGTTGTTTCGTTTAAAACTTCGCTACCAGTAGTTTCTTCTGTTTCTCCATATTTTGATATATTCTTTAATACATTATAAGGCATATATCCAGATCTTGTATTTTCTATCTCATTAAATAATCTTTCAAACTCTGCATTGATCATTTGAAATGAATATTCATAAATATTGTTTTTTTGATCTACAGTATCTTTGTTTGTATCAGGCTCTTCGCCTTCTTGAGGATACGCTGATGCTAGCAGCTCAACAGCCTGGGTTAATGTTTGAAGAAGATCTGCCTTGCTAGTCCTCTCTCTGCTGCTTAGAAGGTTTATTATTTTTTCTATATTTTCAGTATTCATTAGTTTACCATGTTTGTAAATTCTACTTGAGGTAGTGTAACTGATGCGCCTTCATTATTAGATTCAAAGATGTTCAAAGTTTTTGGAGCAACAAATAATATAGTAAGAATTCTATCAACCTTTATCAAAGATCCTGGTGCAAATAAGTCTGGAGCGGTATCTGTAACGTTTGGTATACATCCTTCCTCAACTGTCTCTACTTTGATACCTCTTTCGGTTACTGCCTGTATGGTTACATCACAAATACTTGCCTTGATTGTTACTTTTCCTGGTGTTGATGACTTTATTGCAACTGTATATACTGATCCATCTTTATTAAACAAAGTATCTTGATCATTATTCATCTTTACTAGCTCGGCACCAGAACTGGTTGAATCAGATAAAATATCAATTCTAATCTTTTTTCTTAAATCAAGAGTGTCTATAATTTGATCATCATATGAATCTCTTGGAATTATTTGTATTATTGCTCTAGATCCGGCAGAGACAGTAACAGAGTCGCCTATTCCAGAGGCGTATTCCATTGCTCCAGTTATTGTTGGCATTGTTGCTACTGCTCCGGCAAGCTCTACCTCTGTAATGGTTGTAGTTGGATCAATATAATCATCTAAAGGTGTTTCATCTTTATCATCAAGTAGCTTAAATGTTGTATTTAGAGGATTTATTGTAAACTTACAAGAATCATCTATTGCAAGATTTGTACATGCTACAAATGAATCATATAGTGTTTTTATATCTGGTATTGATATCTTCTCTGGTACTCCTCCGTTTGCCATCACATTTCTTGCTTTTGAAACTATTCCCTTATCTTCATCTAAAAAGAACCCAATAAAGTCATCTAAACATCTGCTGTATGGCTCTACAACGTCTCCATTAAAGTCAAGAGTAAAGCCTGGCATATCAAGTAATAGCTGGTTTGCTTGAGAAGTTCCACATGCTGCTGCGATGTCGTCTGCAACCTGTCTTAAGTCAACAAAGTATATCTGTGGAAATACAAATACATCAATATTTGCAACTGCATACCTTAGATCATCGGTCTCTAAGATTGTTCCGTTTACAAACTCATAAACACCATAGTCTGGATAAGGAGGCTCTGCTTGAATTGGATTATCAGGCAAGAATGTATTTAGATATGTCTTAAGCTTACTTGCTCCATTCTTTCCTACGTAGTTTCCAGAGCTTCCTATGGATCCGCTGTTAAATAACTTGTCATTAAGTTTATTGTAATTTATATAGATCGTATATGGTCCTCCATTAGGACCTGATACAAAGAATGGCTTTGATGATCCAAACAATGTCTCATCAGTATCTCTGTCTACTATATCTTCTCCTCCGTTGTCATTTATTTCTATATACTGTGTTGCAGTTAGAGACTGGAAGAAAGATGCATTTGCTTGCAACTTCAATAATGCATCACCAAGATCATTTTCATAACCGGCAGATCTTGATGATTTAACTACATCTCCACCAGAATAGTCTAGAAGATCTTTTACTATATTTGATCTTATTTTCTTATTTTCACTAACATAAGCATTGGTCTTTCTTGTTACTGATTCTTCTTCTTTATCAAAAGATCTGGAAGTTGCTGCTGGGAAGTTAATCATCTTGGCAAAGATTGTATCTATTACTGGAACATAGCTTCCGCTTTCTGTTTGCTCGAGCCTTATATTTAGACCACCATCTTCAACGAAGTATACATTAAATCTATCATCAACTATTGCAAAAGATGGTATACCTCCAAAGGTTTTAGTTACCTGCCTTGAAGTTACTGTTGCTTCTCCAGTAACTGGATCAACACCACTCTCATATACATCAATATTTGCTATCAATGGCTTTGGCTTAAATGAGTAGGTTGTATCGCCTATTAGATTTGAGTCAGATCCAACATACTCTATGAAGTCTGAGAAACCATCTATTGGGCTTACTAGCTTTATCTTATCTGCATTGAATGAAGAAGAGCTTTGTGAATAAATCTTTAGGTTACTTCCAGATGATGCTAAGAAAGCAGGATTTGAGTCCAGTGGGAAGTTTTCATCTATAACCTTTCCTTTTAGATTGAAAAAACTTGCAAATGATGTAAACAATAGATTGTTAGTTAATCCTTTATTATTAAAACTAAACTCAACAAATCTTGGATCATTTTTTGGATTCAAGAAAGGAATTCCAAAGCTAAACTTTTTCTTTGCCTTTGTACATGACATTGTAAAGGTTGCATTAAAATCTCCACCCTTAAATCTAAGTTTTTCATAATTTATATTATCAATTAGTCCATCACCATCGCTATCTCCAGAGAAATAACCTCCAGGCTGAACTGTCTTAGGCTCTTGTGTTTGAGAGTCAATTAGAGCTGGCAAGGTATTACCTGCATAGTTAGAATTATCTATTACGATTAAGTCTGTATTTAAGTCTACTGCTTCCGATGTTTTGTACAATACATTGTTTATCTTATTTCCAGACTCATTTTTTGGAGGAGAGTTATAATCAATGTCTGTTACACTTTCTGGATCATGTGATGATGAATCAGGGGTATTACCTTCTGATCCAACTCTTTCTGAAGATAGATTTGTATAAGTTTGAGCCATAGGAATCATAGCATCTGGAACTAGCTGACCATTTGGAGCAACCTTTCCAACTATCAAACCTGCCAACATAGAAGGATCTATACAGCCTGGATCATCTGGATCTTGATTTACTTGACATGGGAACGCAAATGCAAGCTGTAGAAGCTCTTGTATCAAACCTATTATCTGTAAAATAGGCTCCATTACTTGAAGGTCTGCTTCGATTGTTATTAGATGCTCTTCTAAGGTTATTTCTAGATTTTTAATAGCTTCAAATGATTTTTCTTTTATAGCTCTTTCTAATGCATCTATTATTTCATTTGTTGCAACAACTATTGTTATTATCTTTTGAATAACACATAGTAGAAGTTCTAATATATGAATTAGAAGTGTTAAGAATAAGACTGGAAGTGCTAATTGTGGTAGTAGCAATAGTAAGTCAAATAAACATACAAATAGTCTAATTATTGCTAAAGCCAATTTAACTGGATTTGTTAAAGCACAAAGAACGTCTATTATACAGAAAATAACTTTTATTGGTACATAAATTATTCTCAATGCTTTTAGCTGGAAGGCTATCTCTGCAGTTAGATGGAATGAGAAGTCACAAAAGCTTCTAATAAAATCTTGTGCAGCAAGAGCCTTATCTGTAATCCATGGACCTACCTTTAGCTTTGCTTGCTTTATTTTATCATCAATCTTCTTCTTTGACTTCTTTCTAAGCTTGTCAACACCACTCTTTGCTCTTTCCATAGCCCTTTCGACATCTTGTCCATATGTTGGATCTATAGTTCTGGATATCTTTAACCTATCTTTGTTTGTTGTACTTATTGAAAGCTTAATACAATCATTGGTTTCAAATAACTGAATTCTATCGCTAGGATTTATTGTGGCTCTATAAAGAAATGTTCCATCTGGATTTCTTTCTATAAATGTAGATGATACTCTAAATTTAGATAACTCTACCTTTAAATCAGCATCACCATCTTTTACATAAATATCTATTACTATAGGATTTGAGCCTATCTTTAAATCTCTATAGTTATCAGATGTGTATGTTTGCCCATCTACAACTATTTTTAATATCTCTGGAATTCTTTGCTTTATTGAGTGTGCTTTTGCAATGTGTGTTGTAACAGTTACAAATAGCTCGCTACCGTCACTAGAGATAGCAGAGTAAGCAGAATTTACTGGAATTGATTCTTGGATCAAACACTTATATTGTGAAAATGAAATTACATCTAGCGGCCTACTAGCGTTTCCAATTAATTGCTCTATTGACTCAACAGCGGCAAATACACCGCTCGAAAGCTTGTCAGTTATTGCAGAGGCCTTTCTTAATAGCTCATTTATTTGCTCTATCTTTGCCATTATAGCTGCAGAAGCAGAATTTACATTTGCAAGAAGATCATCAAGCTGGCTTTGAAGACTTGCTACGTCTACTATTATAGCATCAGATTCAGCAGCTTTATCCTTCTCTTCTTGTGTTGAAGCCGGATCATCAGCAGTTGATTTGTTTGAATTTGTTATATTTTCAATCTTTTGTTTTGATTCTGCCTTGTTTGCTTCAGCTTTTTTATTTGCATAATCCCTTGTAACTATTGGATTTATTTTTCCAGATGATAACTCTACGCAATCTTCCTTTACCCTTCCATCTTCAATCTTTTGATCAGACAAGACTGCGCCATAAGATGATGCTCCATTGCTACCAACTGTAAGTGTAACATCTGTATTTATTACAACTGGATTTGAAAACCTTATGTATGGGGGTAGCTTCGTGCTATATTCTGCCAGACCATCATTTGCCGCCCAACCACTTGTTGTTCCAGGGCTTAGTAAGTATCCAAAATATTGTAGCAATCCAGAATACTTTGTGTCTCCGGTTTTTGTATTTACTGGAATTATTGCTTGTGTCTTTATAAGCTTATTTTGATTGTAAGCATTATATGCACCAAGCTCTCTTGAAAACTCAGATGAAATTGAAGCAATATCATTTGATATTGTAAAATCAGATTTTATTTTTTTAGAAACTTTTGTATAAAGATCTGAACTGCAAGATCCTGAGTGCTCAAGATTACTTCTAACAACCCTTACCTCTGAGTAACCAATCTTAGGTAAGTTGTCTATATTCTTAAAGAAAGCAACAGCAACATTCTGCTCTAAATATTTTATTTTCTTAATTTTAAACTTATTAATTTTATTATTTTCTATGTAAAAACTATGAGTTTTATCTAGAGATCTTGATCTTCTATTTGGAGCCTTAAACAATACCATTAGATATTTTAATTTATCATTTGATGATATTGGTGCTTCTGCCCTTATTTTTTTTATCGAATCTTCTGATAACATTCCATTAGGAATGGCATTTTTTATTTTCAAAAACAAGCTATCTGTTTTGCTGTAAGCTTCGCCTATATTAAAGTCTGCCGCACCACCATGCTCTCTGTCAATCTCTGCAAATAATCCTAGAATATGTGGAGGAGTAATAAAAGCAGGCTTATCTTCTTGGGTTTTTCCAAGCTGCAATATAGATACTGGGAAGTTTGTAGATCCAGATGATATATTTATTGTTTTATCGCTAGTTATTTTTTCATTTGAGAATATTAGATAAGATATATGAGCACCAGAAGTCTCTATAAACTGAGTTAGGTTTATTGGAGTATTTTTTGCAGGACCTGGAAATTTTATATATACTGCATTTCCAATATCGGCCTTCTTAAAATGCTCGTCTCCATATGACCATTCTAATTTTTTATTAAAATAATAATCTTCCCCAGATACTGTAACTTTTGTTACATCAGAGTCCAAACCAACGGACTCTATTATTGCTTTATCTTTTGTTGCTAGATAGCAGAACAGCCTTCCTTTTGATGAATCTCCAAAAACATAATTATCTTTAGAATTCAATGCAACGCCTATATTGCTAACTCCATCAAAGCTTAGCGGTATTGAATCTGGTCCTTTATTATTTACAGCTGTGTCTGCTAAAGATTTTGGCTTTCCTTCTACAGAGGAGTAAATTGAGTTTAGCGAAGTAAAAGTTAGGGCTGTGTTTATATTTCTTTCTAAGTCTACATCAGCTATGCCGTCTTGACTTATTAATATTTGCTTTGTATTTGTTCTTTTATTTGCTGTCTTTTTTGTAGTTACATATACATCGAACTTTCCAAGAAGAGTTAATACACTTGACCATAGCTTTGTAGAAAGTATTGATATTTTATCATTTGATGCTATAAAGCCTGATTCAGTATTATTTATAATCTGTCTATCACCAGTTGGAAGAACTATATATACTGCTTCTGCATTTTTTAAATTCTCGCCAATAATACTAAAGGATAAATTCTTAGATGGGGTTATGGAAGTTCCGCCATAAAATCCATCTGGAATTATTTGAGTTATAGAGGATCTAGCTATATTAAAGGTTATGTTTGGGCCTGGCAATCTTAGAAACTGTCCAGTTGCATTATGTATTATATACAATGCAAATTGAACGTCATTTAAATTAATTATGCCGTTATCTGTTTCACTTTCTAGTGAATAAATTGTCTTTAATTTATCAAGTGCTTCGCTAGATAAAGAAAGGTTTATAGACTCATCGTCCTCTTGAGAGCTTAATGGAAGCCAATGTTTTGGAAATGATAGCTCATCTAATGATGATGATATTGGATAAGAATTTATATCTTTAATTTTAAATAAATACTCTGGTTTTGATCCAGACAAGGCAATTCTTGAATATTGATTACTTGCAGAATATAATGCTAGATCATTCTTATCTGTTTGATCAGTAGATAAATCATTTTCCCTATCTGAAAGAATTATTTCTGGCCTATTTATTGCAGAAAGAAATGAGTCAAGTGAGTCTACTTTTGCTAAAGACTTTGAACTACTTTGGTGAAGTGGAATAGAGTTATATTGAGAAAAAAGGGCTTCAGCCTTTTCATTATAATCCTTGAAGTATTTAAAATTTATATCAACAGGAATAGGGAAAGCTTCAATAAGCTGATCTTTATTTATTGCAAGGCCATTACAACTTTGATTTAACTTTGTTATTGTATTTAATATATTATTGTTTTTAATTGAACAGTCTAACAATGGTGATAGCTTAAATGAATAATCATTTAAGTGGCCATATGGAACTTTCTGTATTTTTTCAACAGTAATAAATTTATTTTGCTGATTACTGTCACCTTCTAAATAATCTATTGTTGTATTTTTTACTTCTAAATTTGGAATCTGAACATATTTAAAAGCCAAAGCTTTGCTCAATGAATTTTGTGATAAGCTTATGTTAAGAACAATTTGTAATAATGACTTTTGACCATCGTTATCTATATAAACAAAATCACTATAAGACTCTCTTGAATCTTTTCCAGTTAAGTTTGGAAATTTTATATAGAAAGAAGATGTTGACTCTATAAATGTATAGTATCCTGCAAGAGACATTGTATCTGCAAACAAAGAGTCTTCTGATAGTCTTATTACTGGAAATAGCTCAATTAAGGCAGCAGTAATTACTGCATCTACAATCCATGGAGAGCTTGATAAGTTTAAAAGTGCATCATATATATTTTTATATGTTAGTCTTGAAGACCCAATTGTAAGAAGATTTTCTGAAAACAATCCAAGACCAGTTGTTCCATCTGAAGATATTTCAGAAAGTAACTTAAATATATGCAAAATAACTTCAAAAGGTATAAAAGATAAAAATGAAAAACTTTTAAGATCTTTATCTTCTGTAGTTAAAGTTCTTAAGTAGTTATTATAAGAATCAGTTGTATCTGTCCAGACAGTTCCTTCTTCTGGTACATATTTATTACTTAGTGTAAACTCTGGAACGTTATTCTCTCTATATATATCTTTATCATTTTGCATACCTGAAATATAATTTGATAATTTAAGCATGCATTCATTTATCGAGGTCCTCACTCTAGACATGCTCCTATATCCATCAAAGGATATCTCTCCGCCTACCACTTGTGAGAGTGACTGCTCAGCTATATTTTTCATGGCCTCTATCTTTGATAGATATGATGCCATCTGAGTTCCATTTTTCTCTACACCAATTTTAAAGCCATTATTTCCAGATACTCTTACAATTGATCCGCCATTGAATGGAACTAAGTCTCCTGAACCTGATGGAGATAGAACTTGATAACTTGGAACACCAAACAAATCGGCACCAACTGCTGCAGGATCTACTGGATTACAGTTTATATCTGCTGATATATTTACTTCTTGATTGTTAATTATTCCCGCTACAGCTGATAGTATTGAAGTCATTTTTTCCTCTAGTATTCTTGCTTTCCACTCTTTAATGATTCTATCTCTGTTGCTAGTTCAGTTAGCATCCTCTGTATAGTTTCTATATCAGATAGCTCTCCTGGATTTTGAGTTGAATCTGTATTTTTTGACTCAGGACTCATATATGTTGGTCTTGGCGCTAGCTGCTTCTCAGTAACTGTTACTCCGCCTGCTCCACCGTTTAAATCAATACCTGCAGGAGATTGTATACATATCTTTCCAGAGTTGTTTAGAATCATAGGAACTTCTTTTTTCATTCCTGAAATTATAATACCCTTTTCACTAACAGAAATTAAGAAGTCAGAGTCACCATCTCTATAATTAGGTGGTTTTGATTGCTCATTGTCGCCCAAGGTGCCCTTATCAGTTAGGTTTACTCTTAAATCAAATCTTCCAGAGTTAAACCTTCCAGATGAGTCGTGGCCACCTATATTTACTAGTACACTGCCATCTGTTTGTACTGCCAAACTTCTTCCTTGATTATCCTTTCCAATCCAGCTAACTACACTTCCTTGAGTATCTAATACTACGCTTTTCCCATCAGCATCGTCTGCTCCGATTGATGCTTCTATTGATCCCTCTAGGTTTATATTTGCACTAACTCCACTATATGTTTTTGAACCTTCATTTAATCTTTGATCATCATTTGTATATGGTATATCATTACCATTCTTATCTCCAGAGATATACTGCAATCCACCTGGATTGATAACTGGTGGAGCTGGAGAGACTCTTACTGTTGCCATAATATCTGAGTGGAATGCTGGATTTCCAGGCCTTGTTATACTTGGCTTAAATGACTGACCATATCTTTCAAATGTTTTTTCATACATATTTCCTATCAAAAGATGTGGTGCTATTTCAGATGAAGTAATGCTTGGTATAAATACATCTTCTATATAATTTGCAGTTAAAAGCTCACATGCTGCTGGCATATTATGATGTTTTGTTATATTTATTCTTATTCTTTGCGAATCTTGATTTGAGTCTCCAAAATAACCATTTGAATTTAAAAACTCAATACCAGTTTTTCTTACAGTAGATAGCTTCTTAGAATTTAAGTCTTGCAACGCTCTTTTAGGAAAAACAACATTTCCGTCAGCATCTCTTAGGGTTATTGGTATCTGCTCAGTTGCTGATGCCTTTGCAAAGCCAGTTGTTATAGCTGGTCTTGTTACTGCACTTCCTTTCATAAAATATGTATTATCAACATATAATATGTTTCCTGTCTTTGAACTTTTTGGAATATTTGCTTTTAAAACTCCTTCTTTATCAAATATAAATCTTGTATTTGAAAGAGAAGAAAAGTCATCCATAATTGAATCATGGGTATTTAGCTGGAAGTGATAGGCTATACCTCTTTTAAAAGATGATTTAACCTTATTCAATAGGCCATTTTGATTATTCTTGATTGAAATATAATATCTATGATTTTTAAAATCTTTTATTTCTGTTTTGTTATAATTAATATTTATAGAATCAAATGAGTCTATTGCTGCAGTTCCAGCTATAACTTGTATGATTTGATCTGGCGTCATAAAGAATAAGTTATCATCTTTTCTTGCATTCAAATATCTTGCAAGCTCTATGTTTGAATACGACTTATCTATTATCTTGCTATTTATAAGCTCAAGTTCTTTTTCAAAGCCTATAAATCTAGATCCTTCATTTATTTGATTTATAACTTTTCTAGTTACAGTTAAGGCTGGATTTCTAGCTTCATTCTGTGAGTAAAAATCTCTTGCAGTTGGACCGTAGATTCCAAGAGTTTTATCAAAATCATGTTGAACTTCTTTTTCTACTTTATACTCATGATTTAAATCTTGAGTTAAAATATCATTTTTTATATTGCTTATCTTACCTTGAGTAGCTCTTCCTGCTGCATTTACATTTTGTTTAAAATCTGCTACCTCTGTAATCTTTGTTTCTGAAAAGCTGCTTGATATGTAAAGGCCAGAATTATTTGAATCAATAAGCTCTATTAGCTCTCCATTATTTCCAACCTTTGAAAGCTTCAATTTTCCATTTACTATAGACCTAACCAGTACATCTCCAGGTTCTATTTCAAGGTTTCCATCGTGGATATATCCTGTTTCAGTGTCTGGCAGGGGAGACTCATAGCTATCATGCCCTTGTTTTACTGGATTGTTGATTACTTTTAAGACCTGTGTGTGATTTGTAGTACCAGGATAAACCCTTGTTAACAATATCTTAGATCCTTCTATAGGCTTATAAAACAAGCCATGTGTACCACCAGTAAGTGATCCAAGTTCTGTATCAATCATTTCACTTGGAGAAGATACGTGCTTAAAGATTATTCTGCCATCTTTTTCAACGCTCTTTACTATAGCCTCAGAAGGAATGGTGCTTACCAATCCTTCTTCTATATCATATTTTATTTTTGAAGTTAATTTATCTACAAATGACATTATTCTATACCTGGAATGTATATTATACCAACTTCAATTACATCCAATAATCCATTCGAATCAAGAACTCTTCTAAAGTTGTCTCTTAGTGAAAGCCAAGTCGTTTGCCTTGGTCCATCTTTTGGAAATAAAGCATCATATCCAGAGCTAGTAGGGTCTGATAAACCTTGCTTGCTAGAATTTATAAGCGCATAAAGCTTTGAATCCATACATTTAATTTGATTTGCATCAGAAGAGCCTTCCTCTTTATTTATAAAGCTTATCTGCTGTATTATTTTTTCTTTGTTAATTGGAACAGATGGCTTTAAGTTTGGAAGTCTCATTTGCTGAGTTTGATTTGAAATACCATTGTCAACATATTGAACAGGATTTTGAAACAAGCCGCTAATCGCCTCAAGGGAGTTGTTTGCTTTTGTAATTGCAGAGTTATCATCTTGTGATCTGACAAAAGCCCTTAATAACAAGAAGTATCCGCTTGACAAAACTCCTGTACTTAAGTACGACATCATTGATGTAAACCTAGAGTTATTTTCTTGATAAGAAAGAATCTTTGTTAATTGGTTATTTCCACAAGAATTATCATATACACAATCTGGTATTTTCAAGCTAGACTCTGGAGTTAAAGGTCTGTAATTATCATCTGACTGGCTAGTCCTATATACCAAGGTTGGAGTTTCTATTGCACCCAGAACGCTCTGTCCCAATATATCCATTGGATTTGGAATATATATGCCTGGAGGTCTTCCCATTTTTAATTGTAATGAAGTTGAAAAACTTTGAGAAGCATATGAAAAGCTGTGATTTACAGAAGCTATATAATAAAGTAAATTTTTAGAAGGAATATATACAGTATCTCCTGGTTGATAAAATTCATTTCCAATTACTGATAAAGTTCCAGAGTTTACTTCTGCATTTTGCAATATTAGCTCTAGTATTGCATATGGCTTTCCCATTGTTTCTGCATCAGTTATGAACGGTATATTTATTGACTTTGTTTTATAGCCATATTGTCTCCATAGATCAAAGTCTGTTGCTCCAGCCCAAAGTAAAGTTCCATCAGTTTGACTTGCTAAATCTCCGGTTAAATTAAGTGGTGTATCTCCAAACACATCTGCTCTTGTAAATTCTGGCTGACTCTCATTGAAGGTTGCATCGATTATATCTTCATCATTTATAATATATCTTTTTCCAGATCCATATCCAATATCATTTACAAAGTCATCTTCAATTAGATTATCAAATGGGCTAGATTTATATGAGTCTCCTGTAATTACATCGAGAACTGTTTGTATTGCATCAGATGTTCTTTCTAGTGTTTGCTGAACTCTTCCAAGTACGTTTGAAAAACCTGATGTTCCTACCACTGTTGTTTCATTTGCTGATTGATTACTAATAGTATCTATTGCAAGCTCCAACTCTTTCTGCCTTTCTTCATTTGATTTTAATAATCTAACATATGAGTCTCTTGTTGAAATTGCTTGATTTAAATACTTCAAAAGAGAATCTACCCTTGAACTTACATCATCACTATTACCAAAAGCAAAATCAACATCTTCAAATTCTGATCCATTCATTAGGCTGGAACCAGCATCTCTTCCTGTTAGCTTTTTAAATTGTGTTCTTATATTATTTAGGTTTTCTTTTGTTGCTACAGAGGTTGCAATTGGGCTGCCAGTTCCCATTGCAACATTTTGCAAATCAGTTGTTAGATTGTTTAAAGCAGCAGATATAGCGTCAACTCCACCAAGTATTGTTGATGTATCTGAGTTTATTGATTTAAAATCCTCTAAGTATGTTGCGCTTATGTAAAGGCTTTTTTCTAAATTTCTCGAAGCATTGCTTTTTCCACTTGCTGTAGTGGATCCTTTGTACTCAAATGTTCCCTTTCTTATGCTTGTTTTTGGAGATTCCTCACCTTCTCTTATTGATACGCCAAAAAATCTCAAAGAGTTTGTAGATACATTTTTACCAGTGGAATCTTCATTTGTAATTGTATTTACCATTGCATACTTTAACGAAGGTATTAATGTCTCATCTGGAAATCTTCCTAGTAATAAAGAAATCAATACTATCCTAATATTCAAGTAATATATATTTTCATATATTGACTTTTCTCTAGTTTCAAAATTCTTTATAATAAAATCTGGAATAATATTCTTTCCAGTTAATTTTTTATATTTTACAAGATTTCTTAAAAGTGATAAAGGAGTTTTATTCCATTGTGGAGGTCTTAACTCTATATGTCCTTGTGAGTTGCAAAAAAATTCCATATGAATATATGAAGCTGCTTCTCTACATAGCTGATCAAGAGATTCGTATTCGCCGTCAAACTTTTTAAATTGTGAATTGTTCAAACCAAGAATAAACGGTCTGATATCAGATGTATCATATTGATCTGATATTATAAGAAGGTTTTGATCCCTATTCATTCTTACATCTTCTATTCTTCTTGTTGCTCCAACTTTAGATATAGCCCTTACAATCTCCTCATGCTCTTCTTTGGTACTTCCAAGGTAAAAAGGAACTGATTCGCCCTCGCCGAACAAAGCAGAAACTGATAGACCCTGTGCTGTTACTTGTGCAGAATTTAAAGTATTTGATATACTTGTAGCTTCCCCAATCTTTTGATCAATTGCTTTATCAATTGACCTTATTTCAGCTTGTATAGTTAAGATTATTGGATTTTTTTCATTATTAAAAGTTTTTCTTAATTTTATAACTTGATCATTTAATTTATTTTTTCTATTTAATAACTTCTCTACTTCGTTATTTAATTCTTGCTTTTTACCTTGCAAGGTTAAAATATTTAATGTATATGAATTCTGAGTAAAGAGTCTATATGGTTTAAAATTTCCATATATTTTATTTTGTCTTTTAATTGATTCCAAATAACCAGTGAGTGCATCTTGAGGGTTTAAAGTTGCAGAATATCTATCACTTTTATTTGCAATGCTTGCTTTTTCTATAAATGAAAGTATATTGTATGGCTCGCCAGTTATTAAAACAGAAATTATATTTGCAATATCTAAATTATTTACAGGATTTTTGACAGCCGATACAGCATAGTATTGAGTATATTGTTGCAGATCCTTTGTGCTTTTTGATCCAGTTGTTTGAAATCCCGCAGTTGCAGTTATAACTCCCGTCTTCCATCTATAAACAAATCCATCTGCATGTTGCAATATCTTAGATCCATCTAAGGATCCTATTCCTCTAAATTGCCCCTGATATATGTTGTCTATCGTTGCGTTTTTGCCAGCTAACAATCCGTTTGAATATGACAACATACCTGCAGACAATAACTCTTTATTTTCATCAAGTAAAGATATTTTTTCGTAATCAAGAGTATACATGTCATCTGTAACAAGTTTATACGGAGTAAGTGGATCTTCAAGAATTCCGGTCACATCTGCTAGTGCTGGCTGTCTTGGCACATTACTCCAAGATAACCATCCCATATTATCTACACATGAAACATCTACAGTTCTAAAACCACCAGTATATCTTTCTGATACTGATTTTATATAACCTGCAAAGACATGCACCATGCCTATGGAATTGTCCTGCTCCTTTCTTAGCTTTTTGTATTCATCATATGATATGCTTTTATTTGTATAAAGCTCATATTCTGCTTTAAATACAGTATCGCTAATTCCATACTCTGATTCATCAGTAACTATATTTTCTGAGCTTGATCCAAATCTTTGTTTAAATCTATTTCCTCTTATGTAAAAATGACAAACATCAGATGCATTTACTATTGGCTTTCCAAGGTAAAATGTTCTTAAGCTTTTTCTTATATAGTTTATATCAACTGTGCTATCTATTAGATCAAATCCGTTGAGCAAAGCAGATGCTCCAAGGTATGACAAACCATCTATACCAGGCTTTGTAATGCCGTTTGCTGAGCTTTTAAAGCCATTCATCAATAGATCTGAGAATATACCAAGGGTACCCTTTAAGGCCTCCTCTATTGCTATCTCTATGTCATCTTCTGATGTAAAAGATATGCCGTAAGGATATTCTAGTGCGAATGTTGCCGTTGAGGCCGAGGACTCTTTTGTACAGTTTGTTTGAAATGATGTAAAGGAAGCAATCTCAATCACTCCAGTACCTGGCCCAGTAAGATAATTGTCTAGACTGTCAGCATCAACAATCCAAGTTGTTAGATTGGAATCCTGTGAATATGCATTTCTTTTTATAAGCTCTATTAGATCGGATAGCTGCATATTTGCATATTCATTTTTAATTCCTTCTTGGAATTTTTCTGATGTAGATAAAGATTGAATATAACTATCTACGCTAATTACATCTTTGCTTATTTCCGATGAAAACTGCGCTTTATATTCTTCGTATTTTTTATCTAATATATATTTAGCCTGAGTAGATGGAAGTGATGCCAAGTATTGTTGATTTGTAGTTGGAGTTATTACTTCTTTTTTAAGTATTCCATTTTTAGCCTTTACATCTGAAGCAACCAATGAAATAGAATCATCTACGGTTAGATCTGATGGTTTCAAAAGCCAATCTTTTAACATTGCAGAAGCATAGTCTTCTGCTGTTTTGTACTGAAGTTTTTTCTGGAATAAAGACTGGAATGAATCAACGTCTTTTGTTAAAAAGGACGACTGCCTCAGCAATGAAGCAAGTAAGTTCATACTATATGTTCCAGTTTTTGTATAGTATTTTTCAAACTTTGTAAGACTTTCATAAGCTCTTATTTGCTGAACTTTATAAGCAAACAAAGCCTTTGACGCCCTCATTAGCATTCTTTCTGTTTTGTCAAAAAATCTAACATCATTATTGCTAACTAATGAAGAAAAAGCTTTTTTCTTAACTAAGATTACTCCCTCTGGAGTTAAAGAGGTTACGGCTCTTTCTTTTTTTTCAGTTGTCTTTAGTAAACTTTCGTCTAAATATGTTGCAAAACCTGTTTCAACTAAGTTTTCTTCTGGAAAAACAAATCTAGATCCAGATGCTATATCTCTTTTTGTTTTCTGTAAAGTTTTTGATATTTTTAATAATAATTGATTATCCATTTCACGATTATACTTATCCTGTAATTATTTTTCTTCTAAAGGAGCTTTTATTTAAAGCGTCATTTTCCGAAGGTGAGAAACTACTTTTTTGATCTCGTTCTCCAATAAAGTCATTGCTGTTTTCATCTTTGTAAATATTGTTATAGTCTTTCTGAACAAATGCCTGATTTGACTCGGTTGGTGTTAATGGTATGGAAAGTCTATTTACAGAAGGATAGGTGCCTTTTGAAACACCTGAGTTATCAGCAGGAACTGTTGCTCCGCTATAGTCTAATGGATTTCTATGCCATGGCATAAAGTTATTTCTATTTCCATATTTTCTTGTACACATAAAGTTCATTTGATAAGTAAAAATACCTGGCTTTTCTGCAGACTCAGTTACGTTAAAGTTTGTAAAGTAACCTCTGTAAAAAACTCCATCATGATACATCTGTACATTCGTAGCAAACGCTGCAAGAGTGGGTACTGAAGGAGATACTGCTGGAGTATAGTCTGTGCTTCCTGATTCAAAAATATTAGATATAGATTCTATTGTTGATGTAAATCCTTGTGCCAAATTTGTTATTGCGCCACCAGTCAATATTGCATCGGCAACTTCCAAGGCTGCAACTCCAAGACCATTGTTACTTGCATTTTTATAAGAATTTATTGCTTGATCAATAGCTTCTTGAGAAAGCCTTCTATCTCTTTCTTCTATAATTTTTGGAAGATGTAGCTGCTCATGCCTATAAATATCTCTTAGTATGTTTATTCCTTCTATTCCTGCTGAGCCAGTTGATCCACTCATATTTATCTTGGTTAGCTGCTCCCCCCAATACTGAACCATAAAGCCACCCTTTGTTTGGGTTTCTTTTATAAGCTTTGAATCATCAATTACGAAGGTTTCTGGATTTATATACATTCTTTTTTTATCCCAATAAACACCATTATTTGTTTGTTGAGAATTTGATATAGGATTGCCTGATGCAGATCCGGTTGCATTTGGAATTGAATTTGTTGCAACTACATCCTTAGTCAAAGAATCCATTGACAATGGAAGATAAAAAATTATTGTTTTTCTTTTTGTAGACATATTAAATTAAAAAATATTACCTGTTATATTAGAGTGGAGATGAGCCAGATACTCTGGAAGAGCTTGTTGCACCGTTTACTGTCACCAATTCCATTGCCTTCTCTGAAAGGTCAATTACAATCTTTCCTCCTGGGAAATTTCTTTCAAAAACATCAGAAATCTTTTGGATTAGTACGCCGATTGCCTCTGATGCCTCATCTTTTGCTCCAGCAATATCTTCGCTATTTGGTAATTTTGGCATTTCTATATTTTTTAGATATTCTTTTAATTCTTCTGCTTTAATATCACCACTTCTAATCTTGTCCGCCATTGACTTATATATTTCATTTACTCCACTATAAGCATCACCTATTATACTATATTTGTCATCAAAGCCTGATATAAGCGATACCACTTCCTTTGCCAAGTTTGTTGCACTTTCTGCAGCTTCCCTTGTTGCGTTTACCTGCTCAGCTATTTTATTCTGAACATCTATACCAAACTTATCTCCCTCCCCAAGTATTGCATCTCTCTCTGATATTCCTTTTTGAACTGCTGCGGCAAGATTTCTAGCACCCTCATCGTCACCCATTTTTTCTTTTTTGCCAATTTCTGGTAGCATCTCCATTATTCTGTCTAGTGATGCAGTATCTGTAACGCCAGTAAACTTAGCCATCATTTGCTCTTGCAGATAAAATGTAGTTTGCAAAGAAGAATCTTTTGCTGCTTCTTTTAGAGTTATTAGACTACTACCTGTAAAAGACTCAACAGCTTCTCTTAAGCTTTTAGCCATCTCTACTGCTATATCTCCTTGCTTTCCAACATCATCACCTGCTTCAATCATTTTTGCTCTTGCTTCTATTGATGATCCTAATATATTTGCACCTTGTTGATTTCCAAACCCTCCCCTAGAACTCATTATATATGATAAAGTATAGTCTTTTGATATGTTTGCCAAACTACTAGAAAATCCTTGAGCAGAGCTTGCAGCCTCCTCAACTCCAAGACCAACCTCTTTAAAACTTTTAGCAAATCCTTCTAGTATTGGTCTTGCAAAATCAACAGTTACTCCCATCTTTTGAAAACCAAGAACTGATGATGATAAAGATTGAGTAACAGTATCAATGCTTAATCCAGTATTTTTTGATATATCTGAATATCCAGAAAGAATTTGTAATGCAGTCTCTGCTGTAACACCTTGTTTTGAAATAATATCATTTAAAGCGCCTACGGCTCTGTTTGTTTCCATTCCTGATGCAGTAGCGACTGCCATTGCAGCAGAATAAAACTTCAAACCTTGAGTTCCAGCATTTACATTTGAAAATGAGGCTTCCAATCCAATATTAGTTCCCAGTAAAGCTCTATTAAATGTTGAAATATCTTCAGCTGTCAAATGGTATGCTTTTCCAAAATCAGAAACTCTATCTGTAGCTAATGAAGAAGATAGTTCTTTTGCGTACTCAATACCTTCACCAAATGATCTTGTATAGTTTAAGTACTCTGCATCAAGTTTTCTAAAACCAGCACTTTGACTATCAAGAATCTCAATCATTGTTCCGCCAACTTTTGCAGAATCAGTTAAAACTTTAGAAAAATCCTTTACAGCTTCCGCTGATACACCGGCAAATCCGGCTAGACCTGTTAATCCAAATTTTTCTAACAGACCTCCAAAGAGACCAGTGGTAGAAGCTGCTATCTCACCCATACTCTTTGTTGCATCGGTTATAGTTTTCATCGCCGTAGTGCTACTAGCCAAAGACTTATACATGGAATCGTTTATTTTTACAAACTCACCCATGACTTCATTTAATTGTTCTAAATTACTAGCTTGACTGCTCATCAGCTTGCTCCATTATTAAAAATTATCCCTATTGATTTTTAATATATTTTTCAAATCTTTAGGAAGTTTTGTTTCTCTAATAGAACTTCTTTTATTAATAACCTCTTCTTCTTTTACAAGAATATTTGGCTTTAAGAAATCTTTGTTATTTAACATTTCTTCGAATTCAGAATCCTTCATAAAGTTCTTATCTTCTTTCTTCTCTCTTAATTCCTTAATCTTAGATACTGCAGCTGGGTTTATAAACGAAGCAAGATATTCAGCGAGTTGTACTTGATCTTCTATTTCCTTTTCTCTATCCTTTCTAAGCATAAGAGTGTACCATATAATCTGATGCTTATTTAAATTTGTTATTCTTTCATCATCTATTGTACAGTTCCACAGCTTAGATAGGGCCCAAAGAATATTTGACTCAGGACCCTCTGTTATTTTTTTATTTCTTCAATCTCAATTTCTTTATCTGATTCTGCATCAATCTCTGAGCAAATTTGATGCAACCTTTCTAGAAAGGATAATTGTAAGCTGCTAACAACACTGCACTTCCTATCTAGGACATCTTTGATAGAATCATCTTCGCAAAGATTTTCTATTGGTGTATCATCTATTGATTGAAGGTGCATAGCAATAGAAAGAACCTTTGCTTCAACAAACTTTGTTGAACTATCATTTAATTGCAATATTTTTGTAATAAGAGCTTTATTATCACTTACTGTTAAACTTTTCAACTTAACAGCAAAACCATTTATATTTATAACTCTTTCTACTTTTCCAAGAAAAATAAGATCTCTTATTGATTTTCTTGCTTCTTTTTGTGCCACAGGCTGCTCTTTCTTACCAATAGAAACTTCTGTTTTTGACATATTTTATTCCTTTTTATGTATTATACTAAAAATAAAACCTCCCGTTTGGGGAGGTTTTATTTAAAAGATTTTTATACTTTTAGAATGCTGCTTTTATCAAGCCTGGGAAATCCAAAGATCCTCTGTAGGTTCCATAGTCGGCAGCCTGCTCAACTGCGTCAATCTGTCTACCCTCAGATCCCAAATCTCTTCCGCCGCCAACGCCCTGACTGCTTGAAACTGGAGCGCCATTTCTTTCGCAGCTTATAGACTCAACCTCAAGCTGGCAATTTTCTGTTATAAGAAAGTTGTCTGCTTGATAAGACTTTCCAAGTGATTGAAACCAGCAATTATGATAAGTTGTTACAATTGCCCCACCTTCATCTTCAGTTCCTGTAAATCTATCTATTACAACTATGTCAAACGGAATTCTTTGAGCGTGTATATTTCTAAATCCTCTTGCCATAGCCTCTGGAAGTGAAAGACCGTCGAAATAAATTCTATTGACTGTCAAATTTACTGTAGCAGTTGCAGATGGAACAATCTCAATTGTTCCATCGGTTCCAACTTCCTTAATCCTTTGCAAAGGTCTTTGCTGACTTTCTTGAAAGGTCTGTATTGCTCCAACTGGTTGGTTATTGACATAGACAATTACCTGGGTGCTTAAACCTGTTCTAGTTTTTGCACCAGTAACTGCCTCAGAGTCAAATAAAGTTCCTGTATATGGATAAGATGCCATTTTTTACTCCTTAAACTACTCCAACTTCTAAATCTATAAATACGAAGTTGATTGGGTATGCTGGTACAAATTGCAAGAATACGTTAAGCTGTCTAGGATCAACTTTATCTCTTGCAACTCTTATGTTTGAAAATGATGTTATAAGACCCTGTGATGAAAGACCGGTCATAATTGTCTTTGTTTTTGCTGACATTAGACTTAGTGTATCAGGACCCTGAACTCCACCTATAAATGACTTTAGTGAATTTCTTAGAACCTGCTTTACTCTATCTCTAATGAATACTATTGAGATTTCTTCCTCCTCTACTACTCCAGACTGACTGGTTGTTCTACCGGCCAATATACGGCCACCGCCTGGTATTGGCTGAACAACTGTTGCACCTTCCCCACCTAGCTTATCTAGTATTACAGGTCTATAAACCTTATCTCTTGTTAGAGAGAATCCTGTCAAAGTCTTGTTGGTTACAGGAATTGAAACATTCTGGTTTGCAGAAAGCAATCCTGCTAGCGCTGGAGCCATATAGAATCCATGTAGCTGTACATTTGTACCAGAAACATTTCTTACGATTGAATCTGGATATAGATAAACTGCTCTGCTGCTATCATATGAGCTACTTAACTTGTAATCTGCCAAGTCCTCTATATCTCCTGATAGTAGCTCAAGAGGATCATCACCCTGAATTCCTTCGATTATTCCGATATCTTCTACCGCTACTTCTTTTATTCCTAAGATTGCATCAGTTGACAAGCCTGACTGGGCTCCAAAGATTGCAACTCTTTCTTTTCTGTTTGCAATAGATGACATTGTCTCACAGTGTGTTACTGCTGACTGGAATATTGCTGATATTGTGCTTGAAGGAAGTGGAACTATAATCTGAGCATCTACAGCCTCTAGCTTCTCGAATGCTGCAAACCAATTTGTGTCGTAGAATGATGCATCGTTTTCATCAATGTATGTTATTCTTATTCCGTCACCCTTCTTTATGGTTCCGCTCTTTACTAGATCCTTGTGTAGCAGTAGTGATGCGCTTACACTTGTTGTGCTTTCGCCCTTGATAAAGAACTGTGCATTTACAAACTTCTCAGAAACAGTTAGTGTGTTTCCATGAGCACCTACTATTACGGCTTTTGTATCTGATGAGATTTCTGAGATTAATACTTCGGCAGTTTCAGTTACTCCAACTCCGGTTCCATATAGCTGCTCAGATATATCTGCAACGCTTGTATAGATGTTTCCACTTAGATCTTCCATTGACTCGATAACAATTGTTGATCCAACATGATCTCTATCTAGGTTTATAAATAAGCTTGAAAGAGTTGTTCCTGCTACACCTGTGCTAATTACGCCATCTTCACCTGTAAATAGAGTGTTTGTATCGCTATTTACTATAGTATATGAGAATGGATTTTCATCTCCAGATATAAAGGCTAGCTGCTGAGCATCAGTCTCTAACTGGCTGTTATAAAAATCAACCTTGTTAGGGAATATCTGAGTCTCTGCACCATCTCTCTTGATAAAGATATTTACTCTAGTATCCTGTGCAGGTCTTCCCATTAATAGACCAGTTGTTGGAGCTGGGATTACAAATCTCAAGTCCTCAAGTCCGCATAGAGAATCGTCTATAACACCAAGTGATGTTAGACATCCTGTAAAGCCGCCAACACCTGCTGAGTTTACCTGTGAAAGAAGTGTTGCAGAAGTTCTTCTTGGAACTGAAGGCTTGCACTGTACAGCCATTATTGCTGGTGCGCCATTCTCAAATGCAATCTGAGCGCCTAAAGCTATAGTGTTTTC